CGAGGCCGGTGTCGACCTGGTTCACCTGGCCCGCCTGGCCGGCGTAGAGGTTGTCCCCGAGCATCTCCAGCGCGTAGGTGTTCCAGCTGGAGCTCTTGAGTCCGTAGGTCGACCAGGCGCCCGAGAGCGTGTTCTGCACCCACAGGAAGCTGGTGCCGAGCGTATTGCTCGTCGGGTTCTGCAGCAGGATCTTCGTGCCGAACGGGTACAGCTGCAGCTGCCACCCCTGGGCGTTGCCGTAGATCTGGATCTGCTCGGACACCCCCAGGCGGATCTTATCGGTCACCGCCTGGCGCGTGCTGGAGCGGTCGGTGAGCATCGCCTGGCTGATGAGCACGACCCCGTCGACCGTGAGCAGCAGCGCGTCGGCGCCGACCTTCGTCCAGCCCTTGCGCCCGGGGGCGAGGAGCCGCCCCATGACGAAGTGCGCGGCGATCGACCAGGTGTTCACGCTCGCCGGGTCGTAGCCCTGGTAGACCACGACCTCGCCCATCGAGGAGCAGAACGCCATGAAGTCCTGCAGGCCAGCGGTGTTGTCCACCGACACCGTCACCATCGCGATGAGGTAGCCGCCGAGCTTGAAGTCCGCGGCGATGTTCAGATTCGTGAGCGCACCGGTCGCCTGCAGCTGCGGCAGGTACCACACCTGGAACGTGCCGCCCTGGAGGAACCACAGGCGCTGCTTGTAGACCGCGACCTGGCTCAGCGTCTTCAGGCCCGCATCCGTGCCACCCGCCGGCCCCGCGGTGAGCTGGTACGTGCCGCCCGAGCTCGCGACGGCGTTCCACGTGGAACCGTCGAACAGCGCCGGCAGGTCCTGGCCGCTCGCGTTGAGCGCCCAGAGGAACTCCTGGCTGCCGCTGCCGAATTGGTTGTAGTCGAAGTACGCCGAGTGCAGCGCCTGCAGCGTGTTGCCCGGGCCGCCCATCACCGCAGCTCCGGGTGAGCCGCCCCCGGCGTTGTCGACGCGATAGATCCCATACGTGCCGCCATTGTTGATCGCGGCGAAGAGGAACTGGCCGACGGTCTTGATGCCCGAGTAGCCCATCACCGTCTCAGCGTTGCCGGTGAAGGTGGCGAGCACGTTCTCGCCCTTGCGGAACTCCACCCAGGTGGGCTGGCAGAACCAATTGTCGAGGATGATCGCGTCCTTCTCGTCCATGTTGGCGAGCGCGTCGCGCGCGTTGAGGCCACCGATGGGCGAGGGGAGCTGGTAGGGCGTCGCCTTGTTCTGGCTGCGCTGCCCGGGCGCGTCGACTCTCACGTGCCGAAGCCGGTATCCGGGACCTGCTGCGAGTTAAGCAGCCGCAGCTGCCCAGCGCGCGCATTGAGCGGGAGGTTCCGCGGCACGGTCTCGCGCCCCGTGCGGCGGTTCATCGCACGTTGGTACTCCTCGAACTCCTCCGCGTAGCTGTTGCCGATCGCCCGCAACATGCGCCACTTGAGCGACAACGTGATGAGATCCTCGGGGAATGCGACGCAAACGTCGGTGTCCGCCTGGAAGAGCTGCTGGCTCGCCACCGTCGGGGTTGACACGGGCGCCACCCAGTTGATGCCCGCGTACTCCATCACGATGAGGTCGGTCACCGGGGCAATGTTGCCGGTCTGGATGAAGGGCGAGGGGTTCAGGTAGATCTGCCCGGCCATGAGGCGGTAGCGGATGCGCGGCCCCACCGGGGAGATCCCGGACTTGAGCACCTGCCACTCCTGCGCGTTCACCGGCCCCAAGAGCTGCCAGCGGAAGTTGCGGTCCCAGTCGGTCGAGGGGATGAAGTAGTTGAGGTCGCTCGGGAGCGGGTAGGCCTCCTGGCCGAACGCGAGCGCGGTGTCGACCGCCGTGGTGAAGATCGAGCCGTTGAGCGTGTTGGCGTTCTGATTCATGAGCGCGGTGCCGGCGCCCACATTGACCGAGACGATCGCCGTGTCCGGCAGCACGTACTGCGAGCTCACCTGCCAGCCCGGCTGCACCGCCGACAGGCCCGCCCCGGCACCGGTGAAGACGATGCCAGTGATCGTGGGCGAGCCGTAGTTGAAGGTCCCCGTGAAGGGCCCCTGGCCGGCCAGGTTGAACAGGAATTGCTTGCGGATCACCGGCCAGTAGTCGGCCGCATCGGTCGCGTCGCGCAGCTCGATGCCGGCGCGGTTGGCGAGCGCGAGGCCCTTGACCACGTTCTCGTCCCCGTTGCCGACCACCTGGGACACCGCGCCCAGGCCGATCTCGGAGAACGCCTGGTTGACCAACGTCTGCAGTGACATGGAACCTCCGTCGTTACGCGGCCGCCTCGTCCTCGCGCGGCTCCGCGGCCACCTGGGCGCGCGCGGCGGCGCGGGCCTTGAGCTGCTTGCCCTTCTGCACGGACAGCTTCTTCAGCTGCGGCGCCACCTGGGCGGCGCGCGTGCGCGTGTCGTGCGTGAGCGCGTCATCGTGATCGACGCCGCCGCGGTCGCGCTCCACGGTCAGCTTGTCGACCATGAGCTGCAGCGCCTCGACCTTCTTGGTGAGCTCCTCGGCGCGCTCCTCGGCCCGGCGGGCGTTCTCCTGCTCGCGCGACACGAGGCGGTTGCGCTCGCGCTCGGAGAGCGCGGCCTTCGCCAGGTCGCGGTACTTGATGCCGCCCATGATGTTTTGGGCGTTCACATCCGACAGCCCGGCGAGCATCTCCACCGTGTGGATGTTCTGCGCCTTGAGCGAGAGCGCGTAGGTCTTCGTGACCACGCCCCACTCCTCGATCGGGAAGCCATCCATCGAGGCGGCGTTCTTGCGCATGAAGCGCGCCCAGGCCTTCGGGTACTTGGTGGGCTCCGGCACGTCCCCGTTCTCGCACTGCTCACGCACGGCCCAGGTGGTGTGGATCTCGCCGGACTCCGGGTCGACCGCCATCTCGTAGTCGAGGCCGGTGGTGGCGTGCACCCAGGTCGTCTTGGTGTTGCCCGGGGCGATCAGCGTGGTGCGGATCTCCGTGCGGTAGATCGGGTAGCCGGCGTCCTTGGACATCGCCTCCATGAAGAGCGCCGCCTCCTCGAACGTGACCATGAAGCCGGCGCCCTCATCGTCGGGCCCGTAGCTGACGGTGCCGACGCCGGAGGCGGGGATCTTGCCCTCGCGGATGTGGTGGGGAGTGGAGAAGCTGGGAATATCCATGGTCAGTCCCTCGTGAAGATGACGTCGCGGTGCGCGGTCCCGCGGATGGTGTAACCCCTGGCCTTCAGCCAGGCGATCGTGAAGTCGTCGGTGTAACCGTAGCGCGTGCCCAGGCCCTTGAGCTCCAGGACGATGACCGGGTGGTGGCGCTCGATCGTGGCCGCGGCGCCCTCCAGGGCGAGCTGCTCGTAGCCCTCGATGTCGAGCACCAGGAGGTCCAGGTGCGGCAGGTTGAGCGCGTCGATCGTGCGGATCGAGACCCCGCCCGCCTCGCGGATCACGTACGTGGCGCCGGGGTTGCCGATCGCCTGCTGCAGCTTCACCTGCTCGACCGCGGCGCCGAGCCCCTCCTGGAGCGCGACGATGTTCTCGCGCCCGGGCGAGAGCGCGAGGTTGCGGGTGAGGCACTCCCAGTTCTCCGGGTCCGGCTCGAACGTGTACACGCGCTCGAAGTGCGCGGCGAGCTCCAGGGGCCACACGCCGACATTGCCGCCGGCCTGGACACAGACGCGCCGGTGCTTGGGGAGCGTGGCGTAGAGCCGGCAGTCGGTGAGCGTGCTGAGCACCGCCTGGCGCGTCTCCAGGTCACGCGCCGGCCACCAGGTGCCGTCGATCTGGATGAAGCCCTCATCCGGCTCGCGCATCGAGGCGGCGATCCAGGGCACGAGGCCCTCGCCGAACACATAGAGCTCGGCGCCCTGGTTGAGCATGAGGGCGGCGAGCTCGCGGAACTCACTCGCCTGCTGCACCATCCAGGCGGCGCACTTGAAGTGCCGGCCGCGGTGGATCGCATCGAGCACGCGCTGCCCGTCGTTCTCCGGCTGCGGGTAGGCGTGGTGCTGCCCGTCCTGGTAGGACGAGTCGAAGCCGAAGAGCGCGAACTTGCGGAAACCCATCCCCCAGGCGAGCGCGATCGCGCGCATCCCGACCGTCGAGCCCCCGCCGACGAGCGGCACGCCCTCGGCCAGGATCGCCGGTGCCCCTTCCGTGAGCGGGTGCCACACGGTGAGCTCCGCGTCCGGGTCCGCCTGGGCGAGCTGCAGCAGTACCGGGTCGACCATCGAGGCGAAGAGCTTCTTGCCGCCGGGCTGGTAGAACCGCACGCACTCGGGCTTCGCGTCGCAGATCACCTGCGCGTCCTCGCGCATGCCGTGGGCACGCAGGAAGCCGGCCGTGGCGTTGGTGGCGAGGATGATCGCCCCATCGCGCTGCATGGCGAAGATCTGCGGCAACGACAGCTTCAGCGAGGGGCCGCCGCCGAGGATGACGACGAGCTGCTCGTGCGGCGGGCAGGTCTCCAGGAAGTCCAGCTCCGGGTTGGCGGCGCAGGACTTGATGCGCGCGAGGATCGTCTCCTGGGGCATGTTGGTGACCACCACGAGCTCCGCGGTGATCCCGCCGCCCACCTTCCACACCGCCGGCACCCAGCCATCCAGGACCTCGTGCGGGCGCGGGTGACCGTGGAAGTACACGACACTCGTGCCCTTGGGCGGATCCGCCACGCACTCGACCTTGTACGAGCGGCACACGCCCGGCAGCAGGTCCTGCAGGATCTCCGGCGGCCAACACTCGCCACCGATGCGCTGCGCGTTGTAGCCGCTGCGCGCGAAGAACTTCTCCAGGTACTCCTGGTCGCCCCCGGGCCAGTGCGCGGCCGGGTCCCACCGGTGCGCCTGGTCGGGCTGGAAGATCGGACCGATCACGCGCAGCTGGAACTCCTCCCAGATCGCGCTCGTGAGCTCGGTGTCCGCGGCGAAGGACATGACCGAGCTCTGGAACCCATCGTGCCGGTACGCATCGCGCAGGATCGCGAACGCGGGCCGGAGCGCGGCGAGCTTGTCGAGCGCGCCGCAGATCGCGGTGTCCAGGTCGAAGTAGAGCACCTGGTCACCCTGGTTGAACGTGCCGGGTGCGAACAGCGCGAGCTTGTTCCACCAGCCAGTGAGCCCGGCGGGGAGGAGCTGGGTCTCCACCCCCGCCAAGCCACGTAAGGCCTCGGGGTCGTCGGTGAGGCACACAAAGCGCCCCACCGTCCCATCGGCCAAATTGCGTCGCACCATGTCGTGCAGGCGCTCGACGTATTCCACGCCGAACGCCTTGCCCCAGCGAACACAGGCGACCTGGAGCATCGACTTACAGCCCTTCCAGGACCGGGCGACCGTTCAGGTAGATCAACGCGCACGACGTCGTCGAGGTGAGCGTCGTCACGTTCGCCTGGCGGCTGCCCAGGATCTGACCCTTGGTGGAGGGCGTGAAGTAGATGCGCCCGGCGGTGCCGGACACATACACGCCCACCGTACCCGGGGCCACCTGGACGGCGGTCTTCAACGCCTGGCACACGCCGCCACACTGGAACCAGGCGTACTGGACCTGCGTGGTGTTGCTGGTGATGCCAGCACCGGAGTTGTAGACCGTGGAGGCCACGCAGACCGCGAGCGGAACGCCCGTGCCCTGCGAGGTGCCCTTGGCCGGGACCGCCACGACCTGGTACTGATTGGCGCCCTGCAGCGTGTAGCTGACAACGGTGCCCAGTGGGATCGCGGTGGAGGTCGGGACGGCCAGGTAGATGAACTCGCCGGCACCGAGCGTGGGCTCAGTGGCAGCGCGCACCTGCCCGAGGAACGGCTCGAACACCGCCTTCGGGAGGACCGAGGTCGCCACGTTCTGCAGGCCGGTTGCGGCCGGACCGGGGCCTGGTGCATCGGTGCTGACGTAACCGATGTCCAGGAGGCCGATCGTGGGATCGGCGAAGCCCCAGTTGTACGTGGGTGCTGCGGGAACCTGTGCAGCCAGGAAGGAGACCTTACCCATGGTGGTGTTCTCCTTACGCGAGCAGAGCGCCCTGGAGGAATCGGTTCGAGGTGGTCAGGTTGCCGGCAAAGCCTACGAGCTTCACCATCGCATCCTGGTTCACCGCGAAGCGCTCATCGCCCAGGGGAGCCATGTTGCGGTCCGAGTGGGGGCGGAAGAACAGGTACTTGGTGTTCAGCATATACATGCTGTTCACCGGCGCACCGCCGCCGAAGCCGCCATCGAGCACCACGTCGCAGTTCATGTACTTGAGCGTCTGGAAGCCCAGCTGCGCAAGCTCATTCCCCTCGACGCGCTGGATCGCCTGGAGGGACTCCAGGTAATAGCGGTAGAAGTTGTTGTCCGCAACGATCAGATCCGGCGCGTCAGCACCGCGGACCAGCTGCAGATAGACCCGGTTCATGTAGGTCTGGATGTTCGCGGTCGAGGCCGCGGTGCCACCGTTCGTCACGGCGCTGAAGGCGACGTTGCGCCAGAAGGACCAGACCGACGGGTCGATGCCGCCCACGATGCCGGAGGTGGGCGTGGAGCTGACCAGGAGCTGGATGCCCCCGATCTGCCGTCCGCCGTCCGCCGTGCCGTTCGAGTAGGTGTCGAGGGCGATGTTGTTGGTGAGGGTCTGCTCGGCGTTCTCGATACGCGAGTCGAGCAGGTCGATGATCGCCTCCTCGCCGCTGTTCTGCAGCATCTCCAGTCCCGAGATCGAGACTGCGACCGCTGCCTGGGCGTAGTTGTACTCCGCGCCCGTGAACACGTCGGAAGGGCTGATGTTGAGCGTCTCGTACCCGGAGTAGCGCTTGTAGGTGCCGTTCTCCTGGTAGTTGAGCTCCTGCACGATGGTGCGACCGCCCGAGACAGGCTTGACACGGTTCTTGGAACGCAGCCGGTAGAGCAGGGCGTTGTTCTTCGTCACGTTGTCAGCGAGCTTCCCGGTGCGATTGCGCAGCGTGGTCGTCACGATCTCAGGGATCGTGGACGACGGGTTGGGCAATGCCATTGAGAGGTCTCCTGAAGTGGATAGGGGTTACATGCGGGCCCTGGCTTCCGCCATGTTGGCCGCGATCTCCTCCCTCAGCGTTCGGTCCTCGGGTGCCTTGGGCGTGGAGCTACCACTGCCGCCGCGCACCGAACCTCCGCGAGAGCGCGCCACGTTTGCTCGCTGGCGCCTATCGGCCTCGGCCCTCTGACCTTGCGTGCGCTCCTGGTCGAGGATCGCGCGGATGTCAGGGCGGGCGTGAATGGCCTGGTCGTACGCTTCCTCCAGGGTCGCCGCCAGACCTTGCGCGAGGAGAACCGTCATGTGGTCCCTCACGTGGTCAAAAAAGCGCGACTCGGGCTTCGACCGGAAGGCGTCGATCTCGGTCATCACCTGCTGCTCCATCTGCGCCTCGACCGCGCGCGCTTCCTGTTGCTGCCGAGCTGCCAGGGTCTCCTGTTGCTGGCGGAAGCTGCCCAACCACTGGGTGAGCTCGCGCAGTTCTGGAGGGATGACTGGCTGGGCTGGTGAAGCGCCAGGGGGAGTCGCGCCGTTGCCGGGCGCAGGAGAAGGCCCCGGCTGGACACCAGCCAGGGCGCGATAATCGATGCCCTGTCGAGCGGCGATCTGGCGAAGCATGCCGATGCGCTCAGACATGGGCGCGGTCTGCAGGAACCGCATCACCTGCAGCACGTCCTCGAAGTACTTGATCGGGTGCACGCCACCCTGGCCGATGACATCGCGGTACTGATTCGCGATGTGCACGAAGCCGCGGCCGACCTGGCGCTCGCCATCCTGCGCGGTGACGATGCGGTGGATGTCGGTCTCACGCCGGCTGATCTCGCCGCGGATCTCCGGCGGGAGCTTCGCCCACTGGGCCTTGGCGTTCTGGCTCCAGCCCTGCGGGGCTACATCGACCGCGGGCGGCGCCGCACCGGCGGCCGGCGGCTGCTGACCTTCGACGGGCGCGACCGGTGCCCCTGGCGCTCCAGGTCCGCCTGGAGGCGCCTGATCTTGCGGCTGAGCTCCTGCACCAGGCCCCGGCGATCGCGCTTGGAAACGACCACGTCCATCGCGGCCGGCGCCAGCATCCTCACGCGCGGGCGGCTCCCCGGCGCCGCGCTCGACCGGCTCTTCGCCCGCTCGTTCGAGGACTTCATCGCGCGCCTCCAGGAGGCTCTCGCGCACCGTTGGTTCATGTTCGGATTCTAGCTCCTCGTCCTCGATGACGGGGGCAGCGGCGGCTCGTGGCATGGGTCAGTCCCTCAAGTCGTTCGGCGAAGGGTCGCGAGCGGCACCCTCTGGCGCAGCACGCGGCGGATGGTCTCACGGCGCTCGACGACGTACTCACGCGTCTTCGGCGGCGGCACAAAGGGCAAGCGCCCGCTGGGCAGCTTCTTGTCGGCGGCCTCGTGCAAGCCGTTGCGCGCCAGGAACTCGCGGTGCTCGCGGCGCGATGTTATCGGTTGGCCCGCACGATCCCCCGCGACTGCGATGTACGGGCGGATGTCCGGCTGCCCCATCGGGGGCGTGAAGATGCCGCGCACCGCGATCGCACCGCACTTGCACTGCGCCGGGTCGTTGCGGTTGGCGATCGGGCGCACCTCATCGAAGCGGCGCCGGCACGCCGCGCACTCGAACTCGTACGTCGGCACTCAGCGCAGGCCCGTGTGCAGGCCGCCACCGGCGACGAAGTTATAGATCAGGATCAGGGCGAAGAGCCCGAGCAGCACCAGGACGACGGTCTTGATGGGCTCGGGCAGGCCCAGGCGGCCGATGCCCCACCAGGCGAGCGCGAAAGCGGCCAGGACGACGAAGATCAGGGCGAGCGTGGTCATGCGTGTGCTCCTTTACCGTTCTTGGGCTTCTGCTGCGCCTTGGAGTTGGCCACCAGGCGCGTGTTGGCGCGCTCGCTCGTGCCCTCGCGCGTGGCGTGGGTGAGCTCGCGGCTCTGCTGGGCGGCCTCGAAGTGTGACTTCAGCCGCAACATGCGCTCCTCGTGTGCCGCCTCGAACTCGGTCTTCTGCGCCTCGAACGACAGCTCCATCTCCTTGAGGTGCGTCTGCACCGCGGCATCCAGGCGCGCCTTCATGCTGGCGACGCGCTCATCGAGCGCGGCCTGCTCGCGGGCCTGCATCGCCTGGGCCTGCTGCTCGGCGGTGTTGCGCTGCGTCTCCGCGGCGATCTCCGCCTGGCGGCTCTGCGCCTCGATCTGGGACTGGCCGGCGGCGATCTTGAGCTTCGTGTCGGCTTCGAGCTGCGCCTTCTGTGCCTCCGGGTCGGGCTTGGGCTGCTTCGAGCTCTGCTCCAGGGCGTGCATCATGTCCTCGAACGTCTGCTCGACCGAGCGCGCGGTGGTGAAGCCGCGCACGACGAACATGAGGAGCTCGGCGAGCATCGGCACGATCGCCGGGTTCTGGGAGCCCGCCTCCATCGCCTGGGACATGTAGCCCCCGACCGCGGTCATGAGCTCGATGCGGCTCTGCTTCTCCGCGTCCTCGTCCATGCGGATGGTCGAGTCGGTCTCGATGTCGAGCTTGAACTCGCGGATCACCGGGTTCTTGAGCAGCGCCTCGACGTCCTCCCAGGTCGGCAGCTCCAGGAGCTGCATCTTGTCCGGGGAGAGCGGGGCCTGGCCGGCGGCCGGCGTCTGCGGCGTCGCGGGCGCGGCGGCGTTCATGCCGCCACCCATCGGCGGTGCTACCGGAGGCTGTCCAGGAGCGCCCGGAGGCGGCGCACCAGGCGACGGTGCTGGTGCCGCGCCAGGCGTGCCCGCAGCCGCGCCAGGGTGGGGAGCGGTGTCACCGGGGGCACCTGGAGCGCCTGGGGGCGCAGGCTGACCGGGAGGTCCGGGTGGCGGGGCAAGAGCTTGCTGCTGGGCGAGCTGGAACTGGAGCTGCTGCTTTTCGGCCGCCGTGAGGAGCTTGACACCGCTGATCGCCTTCAAGGTGTTGATGTCGTACTTGGCGACGATCTCGCCGATGATGTGCACCTCGTCGCGGCAGAACCGCTGCACGTCCTGCTGCGAGTCCTGGATGCGCAGCACCGAGAATCGGCCCTTGATCTGCTGCGCAGTCGCGGTCTCGTCCGGGTCGGTCATGCCGCGCACGATGTCGGCGATGCCGGTGAGCTGGTAGATGTCGTCGATCACGGCCGAGCGCTGATCGCGCAGGAAGCCCAGGGTCTCGGCGATCTCGCCCATCGGCAGGAGCTCAAAGCTGCCCTTCAGGCCGCCCTTCTCCTTGAGCGCCGCCCAGCCGTTGACCGGCACGAGCTGGTTCTCCGTGCCCTCCGCGAGCAACCGGTCCAGGCCCTCGGCCGAGGTGTCGCGCACACCGGCCACCTTGAGCGCCTTGGTGATGGAGGTGATGCGGCTGGAGAGCTCGTCGACCTCGTTCGCCTGGTCCTGGTAGTGGACGATGTTCGGAGTCGGGATGAGGTCATCGTTGGCCAGGTTCGCCAAGAGCGGCGCCGGGCACGGGAAGAAGTCCTTGAGCTTCTCATCGTCCCCGCGCTCATCGAGCACGCGCGGGTAGTTCTTCACCAGCCAGATGCGCTTGCGCTTGTGCTTGTCGTGGATCTCGTAGACGACCGCCTTCTTGCGCGTGATCGGGATCTTCGCGTCCGAGAGCTGACGGGGCGAGTAGTCGAGCGGGATCTGCATCACCTGGCTCTTGGTCAGGCGCCCGCCGGGCTTCATGAAGCGCTCCAGGAGCTCCTCGCGGTCGAGGTACACCTTGCGCCACACCCCATTCACCTCGTCCCAGGTGCGCGCCCAGGTGTGCCCGAAGTCCTCCCAGTTGACGAAGTCGATCTTCGTCTCTTCGTGCTCGATGAGGTCCTCGTCCCCCTCCGAGTCCGCGTCATTGGTGGTGCCGGCGCCCTGGGCCGCGAGCTCATCCGTGGGCGCGTGCGGGGCCTGGACGTCATCCGCGGTCGGGCCGCCCATCATTGGGCCGGAGCTCGTGTCGGAGGTGACGGAGCGATCGTCGCCGTCCTCGGGCGTGTCCTTCGCCGGCCGGTGCGCGAAGTGCGGCACGTAGCGGATCCAGGTGGTGCCGCGGCCGACGAGCTCGAAGTCGAGGATCGCCTGGCGGTTCAGCCGCATGGTGTCGTTGACCGCATCGAGCGTGTACTGGATCGCGCGCTCCAGGATCTCGGAGGTCACCCGGCCAATGGGGTCGCGGTCACGGAACCGGCGCTCGACGACCGCCTTGGGGTTGCGCGCGTAGAGCGCGGCCATGCGGATCTGCACGTTCGCCCAGAAGAGGTTGAAGCGGGTGATCGCCTCCTCGCGTGGCGTGCGCTCGTCCTTGTAGCGTTTCTTGATCTTGCGCCCGCGCCGGAGCCACTTGTCCGTGAGGCGCTCGTAGTCCTCGATCTCCGCCTTCCACTTGCGCACGGTGGGCTCTTCCAGCCCACCCATCATGCGGATCTGGTCAGCCATCAGACGACGACGAACGTGACCTGGGCGCCGACGTTCACCGAGAGCCCATTGACCAGGTCGACCGGGAAGGCGTTCCAGCCGACCGCGCACGCGCTCAGGCTGACGATCTGGTTCAGGCCGCCGGTCGTGCTGTCATCGTAGAGCACGATGGTCGTGGTGGCCGGGGCGTAGAAGCCCAGCAGCTGCCCCGAGCGCGGCAGCACGTTCTTGATCGAGCCCGTGGCCGGGGTAACCGGGCGGCCGACGGACAGGGCACCAGGTGCGGGCATTCACTTCTCCTTGGGCGGCGCGAGGAGCGCGTCCGCGGTGTGTCGAATCGTCCAGCCCTTGGGCAGCGCCTTCACGATCTGCCGGGCGCGCTTTAAGCCGAACACGGTCTGCGCGCCCTCACTGTGGCGCACGTAGGTGCCGTCGCGCGCGAAGCGCACGATCTGCCACTGCACCAGGTGCGGTTCAAAGCTAGCGGGCTCCGCCACGCTGGGCGGCCTCGTGCGCCGTGCCGGGGATCGCCTTGGCCGGCGGGACGTTGTTCTCGGGCAGGTGGCCGCCCTGGGCCTCGTTTACTCGTCGCATCTCTGCCTCCACCATCCCGGGGCGTGCCCAGGTCGGCTCGATTGGGTCATCGGTCACAGGCGCTCCAGGGCGCGTGGTTTCACGCCGCTATCGCTCGGGAAGAACACCTCGTCCGCCGTCACCTCGTGCAGGAACTTCGGCCGGGTCACCTTGGGCGCCTCGGCCGGCATGTCCCAGGACTGGCTCACGATCTCGTACGCATCGGCCGGGTGCGAGCTCCAGTCGTGGTGCGGCTTTTCCTTCAGCTGCCGCAGCTTCTCGTCCCACTCGTAGTGGTAGCTCTCCAGCGCTTCGATGCCGCGCGCGCACCGGACCGCATCGAACGTGCAGTACTCCAGGCTCTTGCGCGCGGTGGCGATCTGGTCGCGCTGATTCACCTGGCCCAGGACCTCCAGCGTGATGCCGAAGTCGTACATCTGGTCGCCGAAGCTGCGCCCGTTGGCCGCGATCGTGTGGTGCGCCGCATCGTGCGGGGCGAAGTGCCGACCATACACGTAGGCCTGCCGGTGCTCGTGCCCGGCGTAGTCCCCATCGAAGTCCCAGCGCTTGCTGCCGTCGCGCACCTTGATGCGCTTGCCGGTGAGGATCTCCGCGTAGTGCTGCGCGCCCTGGCCGCTCGTGGTGTAGAAGTCCACCAGGCGCACCTCCGGGCCCGGTAGCAGCTGGTACCACCAGATCGCCGTGTGGTCCGCGTAGCCGATGTCCCAGGCGGTGTGGATCTCGTACCCGGGCACCGGCGGGAAGGCGCCGATGCGCTGCGCGCGCTCCAGGGCGCGCATCCAGGGGGCGTAGATCGCACCGAGCACCGCGGCGTCAAAGCTGCAGTAGTACTCCTGCTGGATCCAGGCCGCCCCTAGATCCGGTCCGTACTCCGCCTGCTTCTCAGCCAGTTCGTTGGCAATCTCCTCCGCGGTGAAGACGCCGGTTTGCTCGACCGTGAGGAGCTCGTAGAACCAGGTCTCGGAGCGGGACTTGGCCAGGCGCGCGGTGTTGAACCCGTGGTTGCGCCCGCGCGGGGTGTACAGGAAGAGCGCCCAGCCGTCGTTCTCCAGGAGGATCGGGCTGATGTACGCCCAGCTGGCAGGGTCAGCGAGTGACCATTCGGAGAAGACCACACCCACCGGTGGAGAACCCACGAGGGCGTTGTAGTTGTCACTGCCCACCACCTGCCAGATCGAGCCGCACGCGAGCTCAATCATCATCTCGTTGTTGCGCGTGCGCTTGCGCATCCCCGGCGGGAACGCCTCGTCGATGCGGCGCTTGCCCGTGTGCGGGTTGACCGCCTCCCAGATCGCCTTCCTGGCCTGCTCCGCCTGCGGGAGCATGTGCCAGTAGTTGCCGATGCGCTTGTGCGCGGCCTTGCACGTCCAGCGCAGCGCGATGTCGTCCTTGCCGGCACGCCGGTGCCACACCGCACACGCCCGCTTGCCTCCGGCCTCCAGGTAGCGCCACAGGTTGTCCTGGTGCGGCTGGCAGTACCAGCTGCCGAAGGCGCGGACCTTAGTGCGCGGTCGGCGCGGGCGGCTTGCGCTCGTAGCCAGCCGGACGTTGGGTCGGGTCATCGAACGAGTACATCACGTCGCCCGTGACATCGTGCTCGATCTTGTCGCGCCACTCCTCGCGGCGCCGGTTCTTCAGCCAGAAGATCTGCGCGGTCACATCCGGCGGCACGTGCTCGGTGGTGGCCACGCGGGTCACCAGGCCGTCCTTGGAGCAGAAGATCTTCTCGCTCTCGAACGAGTAGCCCACGGCGCGCTCGTAGAGGCAGCGCTCCACCCGGTCATCCGCGACACTCGTGCCCGCGTTTAGGGCGTCTGAGAATGGCCGGTAGGCCAGTGTCCAGCGGTACAGGGTGTCGCGGCAGATCTGCAGCACCTCCGCGATCTCCGCCCGGGTCATGCCGCGCATGGCGCACTTGCGTGCGATCTTCGCGTACACCGGGTCGTACTTGGTCGGTCGTCCAGCCATCGACAGTCCCCTTTGCTCCCCACGTCTGAGGTGGGCGAAGCCGTAATCGAATCAGATCAGGCCGACAGGTCGGCGGCCCAGGTCTCCACACCCGCGACGATGCCCATGTACGTGAACTGGGCCTGTTTGTTGTTGGCCACGCTGAAGCCCACACCGGCACCGGCGCCCTGCACCTTGCCGGTGCTCGCGTTCGGGTAGACCAGGACTGCGTTGCCGCCCTGGTTGTTCACCTGGAAGGAGTCCCCGGGGCTGATGGTGCCGCCGGAGGCGTTGTCGATGCCGCGGGGCAGCACGTAGCCGGTGCCCGAGCCGACACTCGTGCCCGCGAGCAGCATCATGTCGGAGGGGATCGCCTTGGAGTTGGCCTGGGTGGTGCCGGACGGTGCGTTCGCATCCGTGCTCAGCGTGACGAGGATCGGCGTGCCCATGAGCGCGTTGGCCTGCTGGGCAGGCGTGCCGGCGGCCATGGCGGCGGAGCGGATTGGCATCGAGATCTCCTGAGGGTGAGGTGAGCGCGTGGGCGCTCAGTACATGTTCGACTTGCTGCCCTTGCGCTCCCCGAAGGCCTTGGCGGTCCCCGCGAGCTTCTCCATCTTGCCGGCGCCGCGCGTGAACCAGGCCGACCGCGGGCCCATCGTGCCGCCGCTGCTCTTGCCCTGGAGGCGCTTGGCGTTGTGCGCGTGCCCGCTGTTACCGATGTTGCGGTTACCGACGGGCTTGTTCGGCATCGCCTTGCCGCCCTTGATGCCACCCGTGCCGGATCCCATGGACGTGCGGATCGCGCCAGGCATGCCGGGCATCGTGCTGCCGGACTTGAGGTAGTTCGAGCGGGTGCGCGGTTCGGCGACCTTGCCCTTCTGAGCGGTGCGTGAGGTGGTTGCCATCGTGTCGCCACGGGTGAAACGGGCTGCCATTAGCGTGATCTCCTGAAGGTGCCGGCGCCGTAGCGCTCGTGGCGGGTTTTCGCTTTGCCCTTGAGCGACTCCATCTTGCCGGTCACCGGGGCACTCGGGTGAGCGGCGTTGTAGATCCGGGCGGCGTGGCTCTTCGCATCCTTGAGCGGCATGCCACCCGATGCGAGCTTGTCGCGGATCGCTTCGTACTGCTTGGGCATCTCACTTCCCCCGACTGGCGAGTTTCGCCTTGGCGCGCGCCACGATCGCCTCCATGGTGGTCGTGCTGATGTTGCCGGCGTTGCGGCTCTTGGGCGCCAGGCGTTCCGCGGCGATCGCGTGCGCCTTGTCCTCGATCGGGAAGCTGCGCCCGGGACCGGCGAACTTCGAGCTCGGGATCTTGGCGCGGGCTTTGGGTGTGAGGCGTGCCATAAATGCAAAAAGCCCGGGTTTTTAAGGCCCGGGCTGAGGTCTTGCTGTAGGAAGAAACGAAGCGAGCCGCCCTCGGGGGACAGCTCGACGCATGCGGAGGCTAGACGGTTTTAATGTTCACATCAACATCGAACCGCACCTCCAACACCGCGAGCGCGTGGCGGATCGAGTGCAGCGCGCGGTCGACGTTGCGCCGAAATGCGCTCTCACTCTGCCCGCAGTTGCGCGCCTTCATCTCCAGTGGCGCGTAGGTGAAGTACTGCTCGCAGAGCGCATCATGTTGCGGATGCTCCAGCTTGCCGACCAGGCGATCGATGAGCAGCACCCCGTCCGGGCAATCGATGTTCGAGCGCAGCGAGGTATAGCTCTCGGGGGCGACGCCGATGCGGTGCCACTCGATGAGCTTCTGCGACATCGACTTGCCGTGCCCGAGGCGCTCCAGCTCCCCGCGGCTCCAGGCCGCCCAGCGATCGAGCAACGCGTCGACCATCCGCATCGTGGGCGCCAGGCGCCGCCGTGACTCACTCGGCATCGAACTTCTCCTTGCGCACCACGCGCAGCACGGGCGCGAGCTGGTACGGGCAGCGGACACAGAACTGCGTGAACCAGTACGTGCGGTGGGTGGGGGTCTCGCGGATCACCGGACTGCACAGGTGCGACATGCGGTGCCCGAGGAGCCAGCAGAGCGCCCTCATACCCACGCCTCCGGCGGCTTGCCGCCGCTCGTGAGCACCGGCCAGGGCGAGTCGCGCAGGTAGCGCTCGACCGCCACCCGTGCCTCCTCCCAGCCCCTGGCGATCCGTGCGGCGTAGCCCAGGTGCGACATGCGCAGCAGCCACACCGCCTGCTCATCGGACGTGCGCCCGCCCTTCACCCGCTTGAGCTCGATCCAAAGTCCCGCGGCGCCGCCGTTGCCGACCTGGCCGATCGGGATCGGCAGGAAGTAGTCGCTCACGCCGACCTGGAAGCCCTGGCGCTTGAGCCGCACCATCGCGAAGTTGCGCTGCCGCTCGGTGCCCCCGAGCTTCTGCCCGTTCGGGATCATGACGAGGATCTGCGACAGCGGAATGCCGTTCCACCGGGTCAGCGTGCACCAGGTGAAGAACGCGACCGCCTCGGCCTCCTCCAGCGGCACGGGGCGCGGCTTCGGCACCGCCCAGGAGCTCACGGGTCCTCCGTGACGTCGATGCGCCACTGGCCCTCGCCCTCGACCGTCACCATCCATTGCCCTGCAGGCTGGTCAGATGCCAGGCGCGGCAGGCGCACTTGTACGGTCGCAGCATGGGCGTCTTGGGGTTGCGGGCCTGCTGCCGGGCGGCGACCATCAACGCGAAGCGTCGATTCGGGTAGGCGCGTTTCAACGGAAACGGACACCCGACGTGTGCTCGGTTGACTACGCCCAGACCCACCTCCCATCCCCGCGATCACAGCTGATACAGACGCTGCACGAGCGTCCGCAGGCCGCGGTGGGTCAGGGTCTCCAGGCGATTGAGCGCGTCCTCGATGCGGCGGATGTGCGAGCTGTCCTGGGGGACCTTGTGCAGCGCGCGCAAATCGTTCGCGCCCTCGATGGGGCCGGCGTTCTCCGGCGGACCGGCGAACACATCGATGCGTGTGTGCCCAGCCATGAGCATCTTCTCCAGCTCATCGACGAGCGCGGTGACGCGATTGGCGGCGCGCTCCAGGCGCGGGACCTCGACGGCACGCCCGGTGTCAGCGGTGCCCAGGTTGCTCGCAGCGGCGTGCATGCCGTGTCCGGTGTTGAAATCTTGCATATTGGCAGTCCTCTTCGGTGGTTACGGGGTGAACAGGTGAACGAGCGCGAACGCCCACAGGCTACCGGCGGCGAGCGCGACGAGGAGCACGAGCGGCAGGCGCAGGTGCTCCCACAGGATCAGGGTGCGCAGGGCGCGGGCTTGCGCGTCCTCGCTCCAGGCGGTTGGCGATGATGCGGGCGTGGGTGAGCCCGCGGGCGGCGAAGGCGGCGTAGCTGCGGTAGATGGCGAGGTCGAGTCGCTCGCGCCCGTCATCGTGCACAACCAGCAGGGGCAGCTCGTCATGGGGGCTCTCCTCGCTCACGTGGTGGGTTTGCCGATCCCGGTCATCAGCGCCGCCAGGCGCTCCAGGTTCTTCGCTCTTTTCCCGTACCGTCGCCTTTTGGCGGTCGGGGCCCCCTCGTCTGAGGGGGTTGGGGGAGTCTTAAAT